ATGTGTACAAGTCATAGAAGTGGTTGCGGCCCATAGGCGTACCAATGAACAACGCATCACCCTTCTGATCCGCTAGAGCAGGTCTCAGGATTTGCTCCCAGACCTCTGGCTTCATGTCTGCGTACTCGTCCATACACAGGAACTTCAAGCTGACACCACGCATGGTCTCAGGTCTGTCAGCGCCCTTCAGAGAGATGGTGCAGCCATTGACTAGCTTAATCTGTAGGTTGTTAACGTGTGCTGACGCTATAACGTCATGGCCTAGTTCCAGTAGCAACTGCCACATAATGTCTCTGGCCTGACCCTGTGTAGGGGCAACGTAGAACACCTGACCTTTCTTCTCAGACAAGGCACTGATGATCAACCGCCAAGCAGCTAACCTACTCTTACCTGTACGTCTACCCGCAGCTACTACTTTAAAGCGTGTAGTGTCTTCCCAGACTTCCTGCTGCCAAGGTAACAGCTCAACTGCTAAATCAGTCAAGCTAGTACGTCCACATTACAGGAGACTCATTACCGTCAAGGTCGCGGATGTCAACATGCACAAAGCTACTAGCAACTCCAACTCCTGAAAAGCCCATTTTGATAGCCTCCTCAACAATCTTAAACCGCTGTATACCGTCTGTAACTTTAATGTCTGCTGCAATGCCTTGGGCATGAGTTCCGGGTGTCTCCTGTTTTTTCTTTGCTTCAATGGGGTGGTCTTTACTTCTATAACCACTCGTAATAACGAAGGGGAACCCACATCTAGCACGTAACAAATCTAACTTCAGCAACAACCTGTCACTAATCTCATTCTCGCCAGTGTACTGACAAGCAAACTCTTCCCTAGTAAAGTAATCTAAGTCTTGATTTATATCATACATCTGTATAGTCCCCTTCAATGGGTTCTTCTCCACCGGATATGACAGTAGTCTCACCGCCAACCCCTGTAATAGAGATATTAATGGCACTCTTGCCTCCGCTGGCCTTATCCTTCTCAAAATAGCTGACAGGTAGTAACCTATCCATGCAGAGCTTCCATGCTGCCGCTTGATTCTTATGGTCATCGTCCAAGGCTGCTGACAATATACTATCTAGCACCTTCCTACTCTTAGGAGATGCCAGCATTCTAGCCTTGTATTCGTTGATGACCGCTGCGTCACCCTTGGGCCGCCCTACTGAGTTACGTTTGCCCTTGGTTTTTGACACAACTGCTGTTTTCTTTGGTCTGCCCACCCGCTTCGCGGGCTGACTACCCTTAGGTTCTTTAGTATTCATTGTATTTCCCTTAGTACTTAAGGATACTTAAGTATACTTTAGTTAGTTTCTTTAATTATTATTAAAAGATCAATCCTAACGATGCTTAAGGATACTTAAGGGCGCGAGGTAATCTTTATCTTCTTTAGTATACTATAAATTATACCACATTTCTAACCAAAAGTCAAGTCTTTTCTTTACTAATGTTAACATATTTATACATAAGGGCCGTCCCTTTAATAGCTTTAGGCTATACTGGTGTCATCTTAGGAATACACAGGTATTACAAGAAGTTATAGTACACACAGGTAGTCATAAGTAAATGTAATTATACACTCTTTTTCCCAAATTGCTACTATTTTGTATACAGGCGGGTACTAAGACAAACTGCTGGCCACGTCAGACCCCCCGGGGCCTATTTATCCACAGGTTTTACACAAGCATCCACAAGTTATCCACAGGCTGCCATGTTGGCACGGGTATTGCATGGGATTCCACAGGGTCAAGTGTGGGTATGCTATAGGATACCCATAGACCACACCAGCAAACCTCAACCACTGTATGAATACACAGGTTGACACAAGTTCTGTACTGTGGTATTCGCATGCGCACACATAGTATAAAAGGTAGGCTTATCAGTTAGCGACATGGTTTATCTCTTTGCGACAGTATGCAAATTAATTGAAAATAGTTGTTGACAGGTTTGCACAAGTCGATATAATGGCCCCATCAAGACAACAAACAGACAAACAGACAGAGGCATACAAGATGACAGCACAAGATGGCGTACAGATTGCAATACTGGTATTCGTGGCATTCCTTTGGATGAATCTTAAAATGATGGGAGTAATTTAAAATGAGTAAATCAGAATTTATAGAGCTATGCGGTTTTTATTCCATAGACCCACAAATAGCACTTGAAAGCGAGGAACTATGCGAGGCCCTACGATCTCGCGATGCGGTTGAAGCTAGACGTATACTCAAGGAAGATTTTTAAAGTAGTTGATTTATCATGTCCACTAGCCTATAGTGGGCATTATTAAACCAACTAAACCAATAGAGGCAATACAGATGAAACTTAAGCAATTAGGTAGTAACATGACTGAGCTGGATATGGGCGACGTACAGGTATTCTTTAGCTATGAGACCCCAGTGGCCGCACGTACAGACACGGGTGCGCTGGTGCGTACATCCACCAAGTACAGTGTAACCACCACCAAACATATCAACAAGTGGCTGCAGGGTATGCCAGCAGTGGAAGTATCACAGGCAGTGATTAATGATTTAGTGGAGGTGGCATAATGGGTATTAAAATAGCAAATAAAGATGGTTTCAGGTATGGCGAGAATGCCTATCTAATAGGTAATGAGTTCGGGTTGTTATGCGTCGCCTACGGTAACAATGAGCAAGAGGCGCTGGATAATGCGGTTGATGCTGATTGCATGGACTCTGAGTTAATGTCAGACAACGACCATGCAGAATATGACGCTAACGGGTGGCATGATTCCTTTATATATGCAGGCAATGCCAGCGAGCCATTTTGGAGCGAGTACCTGTGGATTAAACCAGCGAGTGAACGAAAGGAGGTGGCATAATGGATTATAAAGCAATGTTAAATATGTATTCCGTAGAATGCGCGGCTTGTTTTACGCCTATTGCTGTGGCATATCACGAGTATCATTACAGAACAGGACACGAGACTTGCAAGCAGTGCACAAAAAAATACAAAAATGATGAGGTGGCATAATGGAACTAGGATATAACCAAGAGTGGCAAACACAGGCGCGAGGCTCTAATGATTCAGAGTATCAGGTTTACCTTTCCTGTGCTGACGATGGCAACGGTATTGACTTTACCACCGGAAAGCCCTTAAAAACTTATGATGAATGGTTAAACACATAGCGAGGTGACAGAATGAAAACTAAAGGCGAAGTGATTAGAGTTAAACTAGAGTTTGTGTTGATGATGTTGGCAGCGATTGACCCGGCGGTTGATGAAGCATTGCTGGAGGCGCTAGCTATATGTGATACCATAACGGAACAAATGCCAAAGGAGGCGGAGTAATGAGCAAATGGGATGACTGGGTGGAGATAAGTACCACCAGAACAGCACTACACAACAGCGATGCCCCTGAGTTTTTTCAACGGGCAGGCGCTTGGATAGATGAGCTACAGGCACAGCTGGACAATATGGTCAGCTCTGATAATCTATTTAATGAGGTCAAAACTCAGGTGCTACAGGATTTGATTCGCAGTCTGGACGATGACCGGGCAGCTGCGTTGCAGCTAATGGTAGAGCGAGGGCCAGACCATGAATGACTTGTACTGGTACGCCAAGTGGTGTACAATCGGTTTCACTGTGGGTTTCTTTATAGGCTACGGGGTGACATCATGGATAATATCATAGCGGAGGTAGTGGGCTGGTCTACACTGACAGCCATTGTAATAGCCGTACACAAGGGTGTATTTTGGCTAATGACTAACAACATACTGGAGTATTTAACATGACTAGAAACAACGAGTACCACGGAGACGAACATCTATTAGATGACGATGAGTATCCACCCATGCAACAGTGGGAGATTGACGAGGCACTGGCGGATATAATAGGTGATGACAAATGGCTGGAAAAACAACAGGCGAAAACCAATGATAATCTTTAACAGGGTATTGAGTGTAGAGTACAGACTGGGTGTAGGTTTTGATCTTGAGTTCCCAGACAGTCGCCCGGTATGGTGCACTGACATAAGCACGGGCGAATCTATTACAATGCCCTTTCAGGGTGTCATTTTACATTTGCCCTTGTGTCTGGTATCGTATGGCCGGGTTTATGATGAGGTAGAGATATGATTTTATTCACAATAGCAAGTGTTTTATTTCTTCCCTTTGTGGCGTGGCTGGTGTATACTTCCCTGACGCTGGAAGACCCGGCACTAGACAACACAATTGAGGATGATTACTATGAGTAGGATTAAAGAAGAGATGTTAGGGTATGACTACGCTCAGAGCGACTGGATAGAGCCACAGGCGCACGTTATGGTCGATGAGCTAGTCGAGTATCAGGTATACTGCATGACGCTCTCAGAGCTAACACAGAGGGTCACAAAGCAGATGCGTGATGAGTACTATAGCAATCCCTATGACGATATGACTAGACAATACAGAGAGGCATTCCCAGATGAGTAGATGCAAAGCGTGTGACGTTATCCTGAATGAGTATGAACTAAAGAAGGTAGACAAGGAGACCGGGATACACTTAGACCTGTGCAATGTCTGCCTGTCGCATAGCGATGAGGCCATGCATGACAGCTTTGGGCAATTAAGCGAGAAAGAGTTTGACGTTCTCTTAAATACTTGATATAATACTCAGGTAGTAAGGGATAATTTTAAAGATTAATTTTAAAGTATTAACCAAACGATCCTTAGGGGTCACAACTAAGAGGCAGTAACCATGGCAGTATTAGAAGGCTTAGTAGCGTTTGAAAACCTAGACGAGCATGAGATGTATCAGGGTCAGTCAACAGGTAAATTCTCTCTGGTTCTCAGCTTGGATGAACCAACAGCAGATACCTTGGCTGGTTCAGGTGTCAAACTCCGCGAGTACGAGGGAGTCAAACAGCGCAAGTTCAGTACCAAGTACGATGTCCCGGTGATGGACGCGGAAGGTAACCCGTTCAAGGGTCGGATTGGTCGCGGGTCTAAGGTGCGTATCATGTACGCAGAAGGCCAACCACACCCTGTACACGGCACCAGCACTTACCTTAACAAGATCAAGGTGCTGGAAGTAGCGGAGCAGGAAGGCGGAGAGGACTTCTAGTGGCAGTAGAGTCAACATTCGTCCAACATGAGCCATGCCCTTCGTGTGGCTCATCGGACAATCTGGCTCGCTATAGTGATGGGCATGCAGTCTGCTTCTCTGGGGGCTGCAACCATTATGAACACGGCAAAGGCCAGATAGGTCAGGTAGCACAACGTAAACCAATGAGGTCATTAGAGATGACAGGTGTCATAGCGGCAATCCCTGACAGACGTATCTCACAGTCAACGTGCCAAAGGTACGGTGTGACAGTTGAGTACGGTACGGACGGACAGATTGTCAAGCATCACTACCCGTACCATAACAAGGACACAGGTACGGTGACAGGAACCAAGGTGCGGATCACCGAAAACAAATCATTCTATGCAACAGGGGAGTTCAATGAGGCAGGGTTGTTCGGCCAGCAGGCGTTCAAAGGTGGTGGTAAATACATCACGATCACAGAAGGCGAGGCGGACGCACTTGCTGTCAACGAGATGTTCGACGGAAAGTGGCCAGTCGTCTCCATCAGATCAGGTGCAGCCGGAGCAGCCAAAGACATCAAAGCGAACCTAGAGTGGCTTGAGACCTTTGACAACGTGGTGATCTGCTTTGACAACGATAAGGCAGGACAGGAGGCAGCCAAGTCGGTGCTTAATCTGTTCACCCCCAACAAGGCTAAGAATGTCACACTGCCAGCCAAGGATGCAGGCGATATGCTCAAGAGCAATCAGGTGCAGGCGTTTGTGAAGGAGTGGTGGAACGCTAAGACATTTAGACCGGACGGTATTGTCTCAGGTTTAGATACTTGGGATTTACTTCAAGAGAAGAGGGATGTCAAGTCCATACCCTATCCTTGGGACTGCTTGAATGCTTTTACCTACGGCTTTAGACCGCAGGAGTTAGTGACCATCACATCAGGGTCAGGAATGGGTAAGAGCCAGATCATGCGAGAGCTTGAGTATTATCTATTGAAGAACACGGAAGACAACATCGGCATCCTAGCTCTGGAGGAAGACATACCTAAGACTACGTTAGGTATTATGTCTATGGAGGCTAACAAGCTACTTCACATACCAGAGGTACGAGCAGGGGTATCAATAGAGGAAGAGCGTGGTTACTGGGAAAGGACGTTTGGTTTAGATAAGTTACAGTTGTTAGATCATTGGGGTAGCACAAGCGAGGACGATCTGTTAGGCCGTATACGATACATGGCTAAAGGTCTGGACTGCAAGTGGATCATCCTAGATCACCTCAGTATTGTGGTCAGCGATCAGGACAACGGTGACGAACGTAAGGCTATCGACAGTATTATGACCAACCTCCGCAAGCTGGTTCAGGAGACAGGTGTAGGGCTATTCCTAGTATCACACCTTCGCAGACCCAGCGGTGCTAAGGCACACGAGGACGGTGGTAAGATTAGCTTGGGTGAGCTGCGTGGTTCTGCGGCCATCGCCCAGCTCAGTGATATTGTCATTGGCTTGGAGCGTGACCAACAACACGCTGACCCTGAGATACGTAACACCACCACGGTACGTGTATTGAAGAATAGGTTTGTAGGTCTGACTGGCCCCGCGTGTTACCTGTACTACGATAAGGAGTCAGGCCGCATGATTGAGACAGCCTGTCCTACAGGAGATAACGCGGAGTTCTAATGCAGATCGTATTCGACATAGAAGCTAACGGTTTAAAACCTACAAAGGTCTGGGTAATTGTAGCTACGGAACTGGACACCGGTGAGACGCATACGTTCTCAGGTGATTCGTTACTAGCGTTCAACGATTACATTGCAGGTCTTGGAGAGTGTGAGATCATAGGTCACAACATCATTGACTATGACATCCCTGTCCTTGAGGAGCTGCTGGGTACAGACTTTAGTAAGTGCAAGGTTACTGACACATTAGTCATGTCGAGACTGGCCAACCCTTCACGAGAGGGCGGTCACTCTCTCCGTAACTGGGGTGATAGACTTAATCAATCTAAAGGAGACCATGATGACTGGGATAATTATTCGCAGGATATGGTGGACTATTGCAAGCAAGACGTTAATGTTAATGTGCTGGTGTACAAGAGATTACTTCTTGACCTTGCAG